GGCAAAGGTAAGATAGAGATAACAAAGACAGCTAACAAAGAGGATTCAGCAGAGATGGTAGCAATGCAAGAGGAAATGTTAAAGATTCAGAAGGGCATGGAAGAAGCACAGAAGAAGCACCTTGCGGAATACAACGCAGAGTTCGGCGAATAAGGAGGAATAATGGAAAGACTAGACGCAGTAGCAGAATATAAAAAACTGACAAACTCACGTAACTTCAAGACAGCTAATAATCTGTATGCACAAGCACGAACCAACGAGAAGTTTGACACAGGGATTCAATGGGACGGTATAAGCTCTAAGAACCTTAGGAAAACCACGTATAACTTTGTGGGCCAGACTAATGGTATCAAGAACGCATCAATATTGGCTAATGAACTTGCAACAAATAGAACAGCCGATAGTATAGACGATGACAACGAACACGTACAAGAAGCACTCGAAGCTTATAACATGGCTGATGCTAAGAACTGGGAACGTCTGAAGATGGACGCAATGAATGAGCAACTAGTCTTTAATGGTTCAATCGAGGGACTAGGCGTTTCTTATTGGTACTGGGACAATGATATCAAGACAGGGAATACATTCGTTGTACAAGGCGATATAGACGGTCAGTTGGTAGATTCAGTTAACCTATACGTGGCTAACCCTCAACAAGTGGACATACAGAAGCAACCGTGGAACAAAATCACGATTGACATGACAGTATCAGAACTTAGAGCATACGCAGAGAAAAAGGGCGTTTCAAAAGAAGACGCTGCAACTATCATGGCAGACGAGCAGGAAATAGCTTATAGAGCCTTTGAGAAAGCCGATTACGAGCAAGATAACGACAGTACCGACCAATTAAGCACATTGGTAGTCAACTTCAAGAAAGTAGATGGCAAGATGTATAAGTCTGAGTCTACTAAGGATATGTTGATAGAAGACTGGAAAGATATCGACATGACACTGTATCCTATATCAATATTCCCATACAAGCCTAGAAAATCATTCATCTATGGCGAAGCGGGCATGACAAGGTACATCGAGAATCAAATAGCAGCTAATATTCAAATGGCGGCAAGAACTAAACATGCTTTGTTGATGGCTATACCTAAAATAATTGTTAATGAAAGCGTGACAGGATCGTTTAGCCCTGCAATAGGCTCAGTAAATAAAGTTAAGTTGCCACCTGGTTCAAACATTAATACAAGTGCAATAGCGTTCTTGCAACCTACAGCAATGTCAAGTGATGTTGATAAATCAGTTGAAGACAATATCACAAGAACCCAAGACCTTGACGGAGTTAACCAAAACATTCAAGGAGCGGCACGACCTGAGAACGCAGCAGCATTACTCACACAAATTAAGCAAGCTGCAATTCCACTAGAGTCATACAAGCGCAGGCTTTACAAGTACATCGAAGACACACTGCTAATATGGCAAGAGTTCTACAAGACCAAGTACAACATGACTCGTAAGTACAAGACAGACGATGGCGAGGACATGGAGTTCGTAGGCACTGACTATGCAGATGTACTGATGAACGTAACTATTGACGTAGGACCAAGCACACAATGGTCAGAGATCACATCATTCCAAATGTTACTAGACTTGTGGGATAGAAACATAATCAAGCACCCACAACAAGTACTTACTAGATTACCTAAGAACTCTATCACTAAGCAAAATGAATTGATCGAGGATGATAAGACAGAACAACTAATCATGATGATGATCCAAGCTTTGGGTATGCCACCAGAGCTACAAGAAGAGTTCGCACAGATGGAAACAGAAGAGAAAGTCGAAATGATACAAGGAATACTATCAACGATGGGAGGACAACCAAATGAAGTGCCAAGCGTGTAAGCAAGATATGATAATCATAGGCAATAAAATAAGTAGCGAAGAAGGTTCAACTGAAGTGTATTCACAGATGGAACTAGGATGCAGAAATCCTAAGTGTGTTGAGTACACCGGAACAGACCTGAAGAACCCTAAGAAATCTGTAAAAGGTGATAGGGTGTTGATTAGCTAAGGGAGGTGTAGATATGCAAGAGGTAAGATGCCCGGTGTGCGGTAGGATGTTAAAGACAGTTGAAACACCACCTGCACCAAGAGACAAAGAAACAATCGTAGTACATTGCAATAAATGTGACATAGACATAGAAGTTGAAGTGTAAACTCGAACATTAAAGACAGTGTTTGCATAATCGTTCGGATGGTAGTATAATTAAGGAGTGCAAAGATGGACAGATATAGAGCAGGGTACAAAGAGACATACGAGCAAGTCGAATCGGCAGAAGAGGACACAGTAGAGTTTAACCGTGTCAACCCTTACGCTGAGATGGCAAACGCCGTTAAGTACCAGTATAAGGATGCTAAGATAAACAGAGTTAAGACAACGTTCGAGTGGCACTGCTTGCCGATGGATGAAGCTAATCCAAGAAAGTTGACATGGGTTCTAGTTCCAATGCTGGCCATGTTCTACGAGGTGGCAGATGGAGGAACTTAGATGTCCAATACCTATTGAGTACAAAGACAATGAGCCTTGTGATAAATTGCTAGGCAAGGTTGATTTAAAGATAGGTAGTTCAGCAAAGCTATATTGTAGTAGATGTAAGAAAGAAATAACATTCAAGTGCATAGATACAGGAGTAATAATACATTATTGATACCCAAGGAGGTACAGATGAAAGACATACTAAGGCAAGTCACTTACAAAGGACTTAAAGAAGGTCAAACAGCCTACTTTATACGACTATCGGAAATGGGAAGGCCAACATTTGAAATATTAGTCACACAGTCAGACCCAACAATAAAATCAGTAATAAAGAATGTCGAACATATAAAGTACATCAAGAATAATTAAATAAAAGCAGAACGCCTAGAGCGTCATTCCCTAACCGGAGTGATGCTCTTTTTATATTAACAGCCCATGCCAGGGCTCAAACTAAAAGAGGAGGACATATGCCAATGTCTGAACAATACGAAGTAATGGAAACAGTTGAAGAAGCACCTGAAGAAGTAGTTGACACGCAAGTTGATGAAACCGAGGTTGATTTGGAAACAGAACAAAGTGAAGAGTCAGAAGAACCAAAAGAAGACACACCACCTGATTACTCACAAGCTGACAAGGATTTCTTAGACAGATTTGAAATAACATTCGACAAAGGTGCTAAGAAGTTTGAAACACTAGACCAACTTAAAGAAGCTGCTGAAATGGGTAGCGCATTACCAAGATACAAAGAGAAGTTATCAGCACTAGAAGCAAACCCAGTTAACAAATGGGCTAATGAGTTTATGAAAGAATCAGGATTTACTGATCCGGCAGAATTTGTTAAGACTATTAAAATCAATTCAAAGTCCGAAGAACTTGTTGCCAAAGGCATGAGTGAAGAAGACGCAAAAGCATACGCAACCGAACTTGTATCGAAAGAATCACCTGTAGATGTAAGGGGTAAGGAAATTAAAGGCTTTTTGGATTGGCACGAAGGTAAGGTATCAGAAGGTAAGATAAAAGAGTCATTAGACGCTGAGAGTATACCTCAGGTAGTTTTAGACGCATATAGCAACGGACAATCACTAAAAGAAGCATACCAAGATTATCTATTAGATAACATAGCATCAACGACAGAACAAGACACACTAAAGAAACTAGCCAATAATAAGGAAAAATCAGCAGGCAAGTTAGCCGATGGTGTTTCCGACACAACGAAAGATATGACAGTAGCCCAGATTAACGAACAGCTTTCAGGAATGAGTTCATCACAGCAAAGCAAGTGGTTAGACTCTAACTGGAAGGTTGTCGAGAAATCAGACTACTTCAAATAGGAGGCAATTAAATGGCAGTACAAAACTTTATACCTATTTTATGGTCTAAGAAAATATTAAAGGAACTTGACAAAGCACATATGATCGTTAAGAACTGTTCAACTTCATTCAGTGGAGAAATCACAGGACTAGGATCAAAAGTTAAAATCAATTCAATTAATACACCAACAATCGGTACTTATGTACCAAATAGCACGACTATTACACCTGAACAACTCAAAGACGAATCAAAAATGCTTGAAATTACAGAAGCTAAGTATTTTGCATTCTTCCTTGACGATGTTGACGAGAAGCAAGCAACAAGCGGTCTAATTGCTGAAGGTATGAGAAAAGCAGTTATCGGCCTTAAAGACTTAGCTGAGTTATTCGTAACAACTAAGTACCTTGATGCTTATTCAAGCACTACCAATACCACTTTAACTAGTGGAGATTTCTTCTCAACTTTCATGAAAGCTAAAAGATTGCTAATGAGAAATGGTAATGTGTCAGTATCAGACGCAGTATTTGCCGAAGTAACTCCTGAAGTTTGGGAAAAAGGTGTTCTAGCTGATATCTTATTCAACAACCAAGATAATGGCGAAATGATACGCAAAGGTCAATATGTAACATCATTAGGTATGACGTTCTATGTATCTAATAACATTGCAGTTACAATTTCTTCTGAAGACGTAATTCTTCAAACATGTGCAGTTAGAACCAAAGAATCAATTGGTTACGCTGAACAAATCATGAAGACTGTTAAGTATATGCCAGAAGATTCATTCTCTGAAGCATGTAAGGGACTTCATGTATATGGTGCAAAAGCTCTTAAACCAAAAGAAATATGTAAGATGGTATTAACTACCGCAGTTGAAACTTTAACTTAGAATTAAGCAATAACATATAGGAGGAAACAAAAATGGCAGATTTAACATTAGTACAACAACTAAGAAATGATGGAGCGGTTTGGCTTAAAACAGCAGGCGCAGCTTCACAAACAATGGTATATAACCGAAGAGACGAAGCTATCACGTTGCTAGTAGAGAACGGTGGCGGTGCTGACTGTGGCGTTAAGTTTACGGCAGCAGGCTTCGGTGCAGGTTCAACGGACCTTGATGTAGATATCGCTGACGGCGAGTTTGCAATCATTGGCCCACTAGAGTCAAGTAGATTCAAAGCACCTGCAACTGGTAAAGTAACATTCCAGATTTTGGATCAAGACGATACAGTTTACAGCGGTACAGTTGGAAGTGTTCTATTAACACAAGTAAACGCACCATTGTCATTAGTAGATTAATCACACAACATTAAGGGGTGGGCCGTGCGCCTGTCCCTTTTTTAGGAGGTAAATATGATATTCCAATCTACACCAGGACGAATAGTAAATAAAAGAGTTAAACGACAAGGCAGATGGCGTATCGTCGGATGGTTCAAGTTTGACGATAAAGGATTTGCAACAGTGGATGAGTACCTAAAGCAGAAGAGAAGCCCTCTAACAAGCCAATGAAGCGGTCATATAAAGAATTACAAGCATTGTACGTAACTAAAACAGGCAAAACAGCAGTTGGTGTGTCAAAAGCCAACATATTGAAAGAATTGGAGGCGTTATAATGTTTCCACAAGATTTGATAGGTCGAATGATAAGAAATTTAGGCTCAAAAGGAACAATGGTCAAAAATGCACAAGGAACAGTGACGGGTGATTGGATTAAAATCACTTGTGTAGCTGCTGCTGTAATTGTCGTGAAGGTAGATTGGACAAATGCAGGAGCAACCGAATCAATCACACTAGCTGCCAATCAAAGTGTATACGGTGGCTTTACACAGATAGCTGTAACAAGCGGAACAGTTGTCGCATACTAAGGAGGGAATTTATGTTTCCTAATGAATTACTGCAAAAACTATTAAATATGATCAGACCAAATTATAGTATTGACGTAAACGTACAAGGCACATCGCTTGAGATAGCACAAGGTAATGTCGAAGGTGTGACATTTGTCAATAAGTTCGGTGAGAACCCAGCAGTTCCAACGGGCGGTGCTGATATATGGGATTTTGGAGGCGCTTACACATTCTCAACTACAGCAGATATAGACACAGTTAGTTCATCAAGTGGCTCGGACACACAAGACGTAGTGGTACATGGACTTGACGCTAATTGGGCTGAATCAGAACAAACAATAACACTAACAGGCCAGACTAAAGTTACGTTAAATCCACCATTGATTAGAGTGTCTAGGATGTACAACGATAATGGCACAGATTTAGCAGGCGTAGTTTATTGCTATGTAGATGGTGATATAACCGCAGGAGAACCAGACACAGACGCAGACGTAAGAGCTATTATAAATGGTGTGGCAGGCCACAATCAAACATTGATGTGCATTTATACTGTTCCAGCAGGTAAAACAGCATACTTCACGCAAGGCTATATCGCTATTGCTGAAAAGAAGGAAGCTTATGCAACTATGGAATGGAAAGTTAGATTATTCGGTAAAGTGTTTAGAACGCAAAGCGTTGTATCACTTAACTCGGCTGGTGCTGGTACGTTTACATACAGATACACTATACCAGGTGGACTACCAGAGAAATCAGACATCGTGATATCGTGTGTAGATGCTTCCACAACGGTGGCATTGTCTGGTGGATTTGACATTACACTGATAGATAATTAAGAGAGGTGGAATAAATGTTAGTACAAGATATCCAAGACAAAGTTCTAGTCATGATTGATAATTTCAGTGAAGATGGTGTAACAATTCCAATAGCTGAAAACATAGACGTTGAGAAAAAAGTTATACTCTTGACTGATATGGCACAAAAGGAACTATGGAAACTTAACAAGAATACCAAACAAATAGAATTGACAAGCAAGCCATCCGAAAACCGACTAGGGCTATTGTCTAACTTGGCTTTAATCGACTTTGAAGGTGACACACAGTACTATCCTAACGAGCAAGGTATTGACGATGTTCAAGGATATTCTATTCAAGCAACAGCAGAGGCAAGCGATAACGCTACGTTCACGTATCAAGAGTTGGTATCAGGCACATGGACAGACTTAACAGTGGTAACACCAACAGGTATAACCTCTCTGACAACGTATAAAGGCGTTTTAAGCGTGTCTAGCACTACTAACCCCGTAAGGCTTAAAGTAGATGGGACAGAACACTTCCTACACCAAAACAGAGCGCTATGGAAATTCTTGTATAAATCAGCTAGTGTTCCAACTTACGAGCCTTGGGTGCAATACGACTTGCCAAGTGACTTTAACGGACTTGACGCAATTGTTGAAGAATTTGAGGTCAGGCAATACGCACAGACAGAGAATTATAAGATTGAGAACTACAGAGACTTCTATTTCAACTTCTACTTTAACGGTTCAATTAGAATAACTTACAAGCCTATACCAGTTACGATCACAGCGTTAACAGATGAAGTTCAGATTGACGAACCTCTAGCGCAGTCGATTGTATACGATGTATGTGCAAAACTAGGATTCTATGAGAACCCAGACCTTGTTAACTGGGCCGAAGGTAGAAGAATAGAAAGCGAAGCAGCGGCAAGTGTAGATGATATATCAAGTGCTGAAATAGTAATTGATTACTACAGTTAGGAGGACACATGGCTAAAGCAACATTTCAGAAACCACCAACACCGTTAAAAGTCGTTAACTTTCTAGGACTGAATGAGTCTGTTGGAAATACTGAAATTAAAACAGGCGAGTTTAGTTTTCTAGAAAACTTTAGAATAACAAAGAATATGAAGCCACAAAAAAGACCAGGACATCATACATTTATAGACTTTGAAGCAGCAGGAAATGTTCAAGGTGAATGGTACGGCACTATAGGCGGTAAAGAAATCATGCTAGTGTGTTGGGACGGTGATGTGTACGAGTATGATATGACTGTGACCACCGCAACGGTCCTTATAAGCGATTTGATTACAGAAAGCACAGTTACAATCGTAGGAAGCATTACTGACGCTTTAACGGACATATACTGGTTTAAAGGAAAAGTGTACTTCAGGAACGGTACGGATGATAAGGAATATGACGGTACAACATATCAAGACACAGTACCTTACGTACCTGGTATAGCACTTAACGCACCACCTGCGGGCGGAGGTACACTATTTGAAGAAGTTAACCTAAAGACCGGAGAAAAATACCAGACGTTCATCGGTGATGGTTCAAGCACATTGTATCAACTAGCTGAAAGCGGACTAGATGCAGACTTGCTTGTTATTATAGTAGATGGTGTAACACTGGTAGAAACAGTTGGATTCACTGTTAATAGAACTTTAGGACAAGTTACATTCGTTGTAGCACCTATCAACCTATCTTCAGTGAAGGTCACATGGTTCAAAGTGATAGCAGGCAATTCAGATTTAGTCGATAATCACAAGTATGCGATAGTATTCGGTAAGAACTCGAATAACGTTTTTATCTTTGGTAATCCCAACGAGAAGAATGTTTTCAGGTTTAGCGGGATAGACAAAGCGGGTTATTGGCCTGCTAATTCATTTAACGCAGTAGGTAGTGACGAATTTTCAATCACTGATCTTGTACCGCAGTATCAATCACTTAATGTTTACAAGCAAGATTCAGCAAAACTTGTTATACCTACAATCAACCCTAACTTTGCAGATAACACAGGACTTAACCCTTATGATTACGGTTACGAGGGCTTAAATGACAAGCGTGGTAATAAAGCACCAAACATGGTACAATTAATCAAAGATAATCCTGTTACGCTAGATGGCTTCTCATTTAGGTTATGGGGCTCTACAAGAGGTGTAAGCGGTGAGATTGAACCAGAGGTAATCTCCGATAGAATGAAATTGTCGTTGCAAGTGCTTAACCTAGCAACAGCAGTAACTTACGATTACGAATTTCAAAAGGAATTATGGGTTAATGTAGACTCAACTGTGTATATTTGGAACTATGGAAACGACACAATGTATAAGTATACAAACATACAAGCAACAGGGTTCATAGATGTTAACGGTGATATCTACTATGGCTCAAATGGAACAGTAGAACATGTTAGCGAAGACTTTGTAGCAGATGGCGAAGTGCTAGGCGATACAATCCCATGTTTAGGTAAGCTAGGCTTTAGTGACTTAGATTCACTTAACTTACAGAAGAACATGCGTGATGAATGGGTAGCTATAAACCCTGCATCAAGGACCTCTGTTATTATTAAATTTGTTACCGATAGAAAGAATGAAGAATTATCCAAAGAATTACTTATTGAATATGTACTAATGGATTTCGATAATGTAGACTTTGATAACTACAGCTTCTTGACTAACGTAAACCCACAACCTAAAAGACTTAGGGCTAAGATAGGGAAGTTCACATACTTACAGACTATATTTGAAAATGACACAAACAATGAAACATTAACAATAATAAAACTTTTGTTGCCTGTTAAATCACATAGGTATTCAGGATAAGGAGATATTGTAAATGAGTAAAAAAACATTGACACAATCAACGTATGATACTAACAATATACAATCTTTAGCTAACCAAGTTAAAGGTCAAGCAACAGCTCTTAAAGTGTCGTTTGATAAAACAGGCAACGATGCAAAGACTTACAATAACGGTTCGTTAATCGTAGAGCTACAAGCCGAAACCCCAAACGCAACAGGAGCTAACGCAATCGGTTCAGAAGCAATCATGGACGCAGGCATAACCAACGTAGGTGACGAGCTAAAGAGCGCTAAGACACAGATTGACGCAGTTACTACAGACGAAATCGGAGATAGACAGTACACAGAAGATAATTACGTAACCGATAGCCAAACCGTGACAGCATCAATTGACGCACTGGACATACAAGCGAAGGTTAACGCAGACTTGACAGACGATAAGGCCGAAGATGATGAAGTTGTACATAACACAGGTAATGAGACAGTAGCAGGAATTAAGAATTTTACGTCAAGTCCAACAGTACCAGTGGCCGCAACAGACACGCAAACACCACAAAAGAAGTACGTTGATGATGCCGACACAGTATTGCAAGGCCAAGTGACAACTAACAATGCTAAAGTAGGAATAACCCCAACGCAAGCTAGTGACATAACCGCAAACAATGCCAAGGTCACAAACGCAACACATACAGGCGAGGTTACAGGGGATGGAGCTTTAACAATTGCTGACAATATAGTTGATGAAGCTAACCTAAAACTAGACGAAGCACCTACAAACGGATATCAATTAGTAGCAGACAATACAAAGTCGGGCGGTATGAAGTGGCTAGCACCTACAGGCGGTGGGGATATGTTAGCAAGTACTTATGACCCTAACACTGTATCAGGTGATGCTTTTGACATGGATAACATGGTTGAAGGTGCAACAACTAAGATACTTACAGCTACAGAAAGAACAGCTATATCCAACAATAGCGCAAAGGTAAGTTATCCAGGTTCAGCAGATGCAACAGAATTAAACATATTGGATGGTGCAACATTAACAACAACCGAGTTAAACTATGTAGACGGTGTTACTTCAGCTATTCAAGCACAACTTGACGCAAAGGCAACTACAGATGATTACACAGCTACAGTACCTAGCGCATCATGGACAGGCGGTTCGGCACCATATACGAAGGTTGTTGCAGTAACGGGAATACTAGCAACAGATACGCCTATAGCTGATATGGTACCTACAGGGACATATGCAACAGATGTTATACTGTCTGCAAATTGGGGTTTGGTATATAGAATCACAACAGCTTTGAACAGTATCACGGTATACGCTAACGAAGTTCCTAGTGCAGATATGCCGATAATTTTGAAGGCGGTGAGGTAATGAGTGAAGCGTTAATTACAAGACGTGGTGGAAGTGGCGGTATATCAACAGGTGAAGACTTCTATCAAGCTATAGATGATTGGATACTAGAAAACACAAAGCTTATAGAAGATGGTCAGGATAAAAGTTTATGGGACGTTAATGTAGGGATAATGTCAGATGAGTTAGAACACTATGAGTTGGGCGATAAAAGTATTAGGCTAACCTATAATGGTTTACAAAACAGGATGGATAAGAACAATCTATCGCTTGACCTAACGACTCTTCAAGATGGTGGAGCTTCACCAGATACGGACTTGATATACGTTAGATTTTGGGTTGATAATGTGGCTAACATAAGTACGGCTAGTGGGGTAAGAGTTTTCTTTTCTGCAGATTCAACCTTTGCTGATGCTAATTATTTCCTATATATATTAGTACCAGGAGTTCTAGTAGACGGATGGAATGAGTTTGGTATACCCAAAACTAGCTTTAGTAAAACCGGTACGGTTACTTGGGGAGACATACAATCAATCAGATATTATTGGAGAGTAACATCTGGTGCACCAACCGAGTACACATCACTGCAAATGATAAGCTTAATCAAAAAACAACTAGTAGATTCAGTACCTATTGTAAAAGTAGGAACTACATATACAACATTTGACGCAGTATAATATAAGGGGTGAAAACATGGCAACATTCAAACAATACGTAGACCCGAAAACAGGAAAGACTATATCAACAAAAGGCGAAGCACCTAAAGGTTATAAAGCCTTAACACCTGAGATGGGAACAAGTCTGACTAACATTCGCAAAGCAACTGGTTACAAGGAAGATGTAGCAAAGGGACTAGCAGACCAACAAACAAAGCAATTACAAAGCAACGTGCAGTCAGCGCAACGTCAAGGGTATACTACACCACAAATCAGCGGATTTTTAAAAGGCACATCTGACCCATCCAAAATAACACCAAAGATACCAACATTGCCAACAGCAACCGCACCGACAACATCAACTAGGGCTGACATTGAAGGTCAAATAGCTGACACAGCGAAGACCGCAGCAGTAACGAGGTTCCAGAACGCATTCAAGAACGCACAAGCGTTAGCAGAGCAACAGCAAGCCGACCTTGTAACTGACACTAGAACGCAGACAGGTGCACTCAGGACAGGCGATACCATGGCAAGAGCCGCAACAGAGAAGATACAGGCAGGCCAAGGACTAGCAGGCGCAGGCTCACGAAGCCAAACTGACACAGCACAGAACGTCATCGCACAAGGCGCATCAAGTGCATTAACTGCACAGTCCAACCAAATCAAGGCTGATATTAACGCTAAGTTAGCTGAAGCACAGAACGCTAGAGACACAGGGATTGCAACAGCCGAGAGTGAAGCGGACATTATCAAGCTTACAAATCAGTTGAACGCACTTGACAGAGCAGAAGCAAAAGCAACAGCAGACGAAGCACAAGCAAAGTCAGATTATTTAGCTACCATCGGTAGATTTAGTGAAGACTATCAAGCCGAAATAGACAGGGTTAAGAATGACGGTGATCCTTCTAACGATTGGCAAATAGCACCGCTTGAGGCAGAAAGACAAGATAAGATTAATCAACTAGGATTTGACCAACAAGGTCAACCATTGCCAACACAATACTCAGTATCCCAAGCC